GGCAGTGACGCTGGGCCGGCTGCACGGGACGATGGGAGTGGCCGCATGACCGCCCGAGTTGACGCATCGCGCGCGCACGAGGTCACACTTCCGCTACGGACCAAGGGTCCGAACGGCGGCCACGAGCATTGGCGAACGGTCCATCGCCGCAGGAAGGCCGAACGGTCCGACGCGGCGGTGTGCTGTCGGGCGCTATGCCTTCGGGTGGGTCTGCCTGCGGTGGTCACGCTGGTCCGGCAGTCGTCCGGAACGCTGGACGACGACAACCTGCGCGGGGCGCTCAAGGGCATTCGTGACGGCGTGGCCGATGCGTTCGGGGTGCCGGACAACGATCCGGGGCTGTGCTGGGAGTACGGGCAGGAGCGGGCGCCGCGTGGCGTCTACGGGGTACGGATCGAGGTGGTCACAGGAGGCCCGGCATGAGGATCGAGACGCTACAGGAGCGCCGGGCGATGGAGCAGGCCGACATGGACCGACTTACCGACGAGCAGCTACGGGCGTTGGAAAAGGGGACCCAGAGGTTGGCAGACGAAACCCAGCGCCAGGCCGCCCACTACCAGCGGCAGGCCGACCGGATGCGCAAGGCGTTGCAGAGGAGGAAGAAAGATGGCCGATAAGCAGCCCGCAACCCGGCCTCGCCGGGCGCTACGCCAGTTCAACCGCAGACTTAGCCCCTGCATGTACCTCGCCAGCTACGCCAGTCTGGAGGCGGTCGCGACCGACCTGCAGTCCCGTATCCGCAGGGGGCTCTACTCGCGTGGGACGGGAACCGTTATCGCCTGTGACTCGGTGGGCGGCCTCTACGTGCTGGCGTCTCGGGAGCTGCGAACTGACCAGTTCTACGCTGACCACTTCGACTGGGTGGTGGGCGTGTATGCGGATCGGGGGGCTGGCATGCAGGAACAGGTGCCACGGGTTCCGGAGCTGGGCGACCTGCTGGACGACCTGCAATCCCACCTGGCGGACATGGCCACGCGCACTCCGTTGAACGTGCGCCCGGATGCGGCGTAATGGCCCCATGAGCGAACGCCAGCCGCTACACCACATCGGTCAACAGGCGCCGGCCGGGGCGCCACAGGAATACCGGCACGACCAGCGGGCAGGTGTCGAGAACAGCCCGCAGCCGACACTGAGGGAGCCCGCGTGCGGGCGGCTACCGGGCGTGGTTCCTGCCGGCAGTGACCCATGCCCCTCTGGGAATCGGCGGCTGCACCTCAGCGGCGTCGAGGGCTGACCTATGTCCGCCGCCACTGGCGGAGGGCTGACCCCGAAACAGGAGGCCTTCTGCCACGCCTACATTGAGACCGGGAACGCCAGCGAGGCCTACCGGCAGGCGTACAACCCCAAGGGGAAGGCCGAGACGGTGGCGCGTTCGGCGCATGAGTTGTTCGGCAACCCCAAGGTCACCGCAAGGATTGGGGAACTGCGGGGAGCGATTGACCGAACTCACGGCGTCACGGTCGCCAGTCTGATCGCCGAGCTGGAAGAGGCCAGGCAAGTTGGCAAAAAGAAGGGACAGGCCTCGGCCATGGCGGCGGCTACGATGGGTAAGGCCAAGCTGGCTGGCCTGGATAGGGATGTTGGGGATGACGATTCTCCACCCCCCGCATCCGTGACCGTCAACGTGGTGAGCGGGCGGAAGCGTGCCGACGCTCAATGAGCCGCAGGCGGCCTTTCTTGAGCTGCCGCACAAGTTCCGGGCGTTCGTCGGCGGCTTCGGCTCGGGCAAGACGTGGGTAGGCTCCGGATCTCTGTGCAAGCACGCATGGGAGCATCCTCGCGTTCCGGCCGGGTACTTCGCCCCGAGCTACCCGCAGATCAGGGACATCTTCTACCCGACGATTGAAGAGGTTGCCCACGACTGGGGGCTGCGAGCCGATATCGCGCTGGCCAACAAGGAGGTCAGCCTGTACGCCGGCCGGCAGTACCGGGGGACGATCATCTGCCGGTCCATGGACAAGCCCGGGAGCATTGTCGGCTTCAAGATCGGGCGCGCCCTGGTCGATGAGATCGACACCCTGGCGAAGCGGAAGGCGCACGAGGCATGGCGCAAGATCATCGCCCGCCTGCGCGTGAAGGCGCCCGGGCTGCAGAACGGCATCGACGTGACGACGACCCCCGAGGGGTTCAACTTCGTCCATGAGCAGTTCCACCAGGTGCCAAGTGAGCATCCTGAGAAGGCCGCCCTGTACGGCCTGGTCCATGCCAGCACGTATGACAACGAGGTAAACCTGCCGGACGACTACATCGCCTCGCTGTTCGAGACCTACCCCGAACAACTGGTGATGGCCTATATCAATGGGCAGTTCGTCAACCTGACAAGCGGCTCCGTCTACCCGGCGTTCGACCGCAGGCTCAATGCGACGGACGAGTCGATCACAGACGATGACCGGCTGCACGTGGGGATGGACTTCAACGTCCTGAACATGACGGCCATTGTGTGCGTAGTGCGCAAGGGTGACCCGCTTGCCCTGGAGGAGTTCACTGGGGTCCGGGACACCCCGGCGATGATCCAGGCGCTTCGGGACAGGTTCGGGGAGCGCCCTCTGATCGTGTACCCGGATGCAAGCGGGGAGAGTTCGCACACCAATAACGCCAGCCTGTCCGACCTGGCGCTACTCCGAGTGGCCGGATTCACGGTCAGGGTGCCGGCAGCAAATCCACGGATCCGTGCGCGCGTGGTCAGCGTGAACGCCATGCTGTGCAACGCCAAGGGCAAGCGCCGGCTCCGGATCAATCCCCGCGGTTGTCCGCGTTTGGTGGAGGCGCTTGAGAAACAGGCGTATGACGCCAACGGCATGCCGGACAAGGTGACCGGGTTCGATCATCCGCCGGATGCGCTGGGCTACTTCATCCACAGCCGGTTCCCTGCTGCCGCCAGCGCCAGGGAGGGGGCCTCCGTTGAACGTCGCCGCATTGTGACGCCCTATAGCCGGCGATGGCTGGAACACACCGACAACACGACCGCGACCGAGCGGAAGAGGGACATGCTATGACCGGCAACCCGATGCTCGATGCCATCGATGCCGAGGCGGCCCACGAAGCGGAGGAAGCGCGCCGTGCCCAGGCCGCGCTGGACGAAGAGGCTGCGGTCAAGGACTGGCTCAAGCGCATCGAGGACGCCCTGGATTTCGACAAGGCGGCCCGCGAGGGCTACGCCAAGGATCGGACCTACTGCCAGGCAACAGCCAATTCAGACGTGTTCGACGTGCGGGTGCCCATTGCCGGAACCTACGTCAACATCCTGACCACGTTCCTCTATGCCCGCGACCCGGAAGCCAGCGTGGAGCTGGCCGAGGCGTGTGGAGTGAGGGTGAAGGAGGACGCCAAGGCGTTCGCCACCACCTTGGAGATCGTGATCGGCCGTGTCTGGAAGAAGGCTCGCCTCAAGCAGGCCGCCGATCCACTGGTCCGCTCTGGCCTGTCTGTGGCAATCGGCTGGATGAAGGCGGCGTGGCATCGGGAAACCGGCAACACCCCTGCGATGCAGCAGGAGATCGCCGACATGCAGGCCCAGGTGGCGGCAATCAACCACCTGGAGCGCGACCTGGCCCAGGGTGAGACGCCTGACACCGGCACCAAGCGGGCCGAGTTGGAGCAGCGAATTGCGTCGCTGGAGGAACAGGCGCAGCGGATCGTATTCAACGGCCTGTTCGTGGATTTCGTGCGAGCCGAGGATATCCAGGTGGCGCCGGAGTGCGCCTGCCTGCGTGACTACGCCAGTAGTCCGTGGATCGCCCACCGCATCTTCATGTCCCTGGACGAGGCCAAGGCCGAGCATCCCGAGGTAGCCGAGAAGCTCAAGTCCGCCACGACCTACTTCCGGGCGCCGCCGAGAACGGTGACCGAAGGTGGCGGGGCTTTCAGTGGCCCCGGCAATGCCGAGAAGGCCGACGAGTTCACCAAGGCGCTGTCTGGCGCGCCGAGCGGCAGCCGTCCGTTCATCTGCAAGTGGGAGATTTGGGACAAGCGCACCGGGCACGTCATCACGGTTGCCGAGGGCTGCAATGCGTACCTGCGGGCTCCTTTCAAGCCGGAGCAGCGCACGACCCGCTTCTATCCATTCTTCTCCTGGGCGCCGATCTGGAACGACGGACAGCGCCACCCGCAGTCGTTGACGGACCGCTCACGCTCGCTGCTGGACGAGTACGACCGTACCCGCACCAACTACCGGACCCATCGACGCCGCGCGATCCCCAAGACGGGATTCGACCGCAGTGCGCTGGGGGTGGAGGACGCCAATCGCCTGGAGGACGCTGTCTCCAACGAGATGGTTGGCCTGAACCTCAACGGGCAGCGACCTGAACAGGTCATCTTCCCGATCAGCTACAACCAGATCGACCCCGCCCTCTACGACACGTCAGTGATCCGGCAGGAGCTGGAACTGGTGTGGGGCATTCAGGAAGCGCTGTCCTCCAGCGTCCGTGTCGCCAAGACGGCGACAGAGGCCGACATCCAGCAACAGGGCACCGAGTCGCGCATGGGCTACGCCCGGGACAGCCTGGACGAAATGCTGTCGGACTTCGCCGTGTACACCGGGGAGCTTGCCGTTTCCCCCAACGGCCTGACCGACGAGGATGCGCGCACGCTTGCCGGTGAGGATGCGCTGTGGATCCCGATGCCGGACCCGGCACTGCTGGATGGGCTGGTGCAGGTGAACATCCGCGCCGGATCGTCGGGCAAGCCGGCTACGGCGCTTCGCCAGCAGCAGTGGGGCGTATTGCTCCCGCAGTTGCAGCGGACCGCCATCCAGATCGGCCAGCTCCGTGGCGCATCGCCGCTGGACATTGCCAATTGCTTGGAACAGCTCGCCGTCGAGACGGTGAAGCGCTCCGGTGACACGAGCATCGACCCGTACAACTTCATCCCGCAGCCGCCTGCGCCCGTGGCGGAGGACCCGATGGCCGCTATGGGCGGCCCATTGCTCGCCCCAGAAGGCGTGCCGCTGGACCCGGAGGCAATGCCTGTGCCTGCGGAGATGCTGCCGCCCCCGATTACCCCGATTCAGTAGCCAACCCGCCGCCAGCGAGGACACGATGGACCCGATTGAGACCACCAAGCCCACTCCCGAGGACAACGGCGAGGCCGAGGCCGCCGCGCTCGCCGCCGCAGAAGCCGCCAGTGTCGATACGCCGCCTCCTGCCGAGGGCGACCCGTTTACCAAGGGCGTAGAGGCTGCGCGCGAGGTCGAGGCGCGCGAAGCTGGTGACCCCGCGCCTGGCCAGCAGGACCCGCCGCCGGCTGATGGTGAGCCGCCAACTCCGGATCCTGCCGCGCCCGTCGATCCCGTACCCGCACATGGCCCGGCAACGCCGACCGAGCCGGACCCGGTTGGCGATGAGATCAATGACCTGGGCATCACCAACGAGCGCACGCAGAAGCGCTTCCGTGAGCTGAGTGAGCGCGCCGCCGAGACCGACAACCTGCGGCCGTTGGCCGAACGTGCCCAGCAATGGGAGGAGACGATTCGGGAGACCGGCGCCAATCCGCAGCAGATGGGTAATGCGCTGCAGTACCTTGCCGCCATCAACTCCGGCGACCCGGCGGCTATGTCGCAGGCCCTGGAGTTCATGCAGCAGGAAGTGTCCTGGCTGTCCAAGCAGCTCGGACGCCCGGCGCCCGGGTATGACCCGCTTGCCGACCATGCCGATCTTGCGCAGCGTGTGGCTGCGGGCGAGCTACCGCGCGACATCGCCGAAGAGGCTGCCCGTACGCGTCGCACAAGCGCATTGCAGCAGGAACACCAGCAGCGCCAGCGTACCGCCAGCGATCAGGAGCAGGCCCAGGAGCAGGCGCAGCAGACCGCGATGCAGGAGGTAGCCACGCTCGGACAGCAGTTGCGCGCCGCCGATCCGCAGTTCGACGCCAAGTTCAAGTCGATACAGCCGATGGTGGCCTTCATCCAGCAATCGCTGCCCCCGGCACAGTGGGCGCAGGCAATCCGCACGGCGTACACGACCGCGGCGGTTGCTCCGGCGCCGCCACCGCCTCCAGCGCCGCCCCCGACCAACCCGGCACGCGCCAGTGGCGTTGACCTGAGTAAGGCGCCGACGAAGGACAACGCCTTCACGTTCGGCGTTGAACTGGCCCGTCAGCAGGGGAGGTAGCCTCCGTTGACTGTCCCCGCAACCGTTCCATAGTTGACCCAGCCAACCCATGTTGGCGCCGCGTGTGACGTATAGCCGGGTTCGCCGCCGGTAGCGCTGGAAGAGGCCTCGCGCACCTCGAACGCGGAAAGACCTCGCTCCTTCGGGAGCCTCTTTCCTATTTCGAGGTGCGCTATGCCTTTGACTCCTGCCCAGTTGGCGCTCGGCGCCAATTACCAGATGGAATCGTTCTCCCGTGACGATCCCGTCGATCAGTTCACCACCGACCGACCGTTTGCGCGCTGGCTGATCGCCAACCGCATCGACAGCGTGTTCGGCAACGGCATCTTCAACGAGAAGGTGCGCTTCACCAACGACTCGAACTACCAGAACTTCACCGGGGATGACCAGGTGACGTTCAACCGCAAGGATACGGTCCGCAAGGCGCCGTACCAGCATTTCGAGGCGCACGACGGCTTCGCGCTCAACGAGACCGAGCTGGCCAACAACGGCATCATCCTGACCGACGACAAGCAGGCTCAGATGACCGATGCCGAGCGCATCCAGATCGTCAACCTGCTTGACGAGAACTGGACCACGCTCAAGGACGGCTTCCAGGAAAACTGGGACCGCGAGATGCACCTGGACGGCACGGCCAACCCGAAGGCAGCACCGGGCCTGGACGCGCTGATCAGCACCACGCCCAGCTCCGGAACGATTGGTGGTCTGGATGCGTCGAACGCCTGGTGGCAGAACTTCGCCGACATGGGCATCAGCACCGGCACTGCCGGCAATCTGATCTCGCGTCTGGAAACGCTGTGGCGCAAGACAATCACCTACGGGAAGCTCGGCAACCCCGACTTCATCCCGGTGGGTTCGGCGCTGTATGACGCCCTCCAGGCCGATGCGCTCAAGGTCATGGGTCGCACCGTGAACCTGGGCCAGTCGGCAACCGGCGGCGTGACGCTGGATCCGACCACCAAGGCCCTGGCGTTCAAGGGCGTGCCGGTGGTGTGGGATCCGACCATGGATGCGCTGGACGAGCTGCTCGGCCCGATCACGTACCCGTGGAAGAAGCGCGGCTACTTCCTCAACAGCAAGGCCGTGCGCCTGCGTCCGGTGAAGGGTCGCTGGATGGTCCGCCGCACTCCGCCGCGGGTCTATGACCGTTACACGTACTACTTCGGCCTGACCGCCGACTACGGTCTGACCTGCCGCAAGCGCAACTCCAACGCGGTGTTCAGCATCGCCTGACGCCACCACAACATGCCGGCGGCCACCCGCCGCCGGCTAGAGGGAGAAACGAGATGTCGAACAACATCGTCAAGATCGCAAACGCCTTGTCGGTCACGGCCACTGGTATCGGAGCGGCTGTGCGGCTTGGCAAAACCCCGCTGCTTGGAGGCCACGGTCGAGAGGGCATCCTGATGTTGGATGCCGCCGTCGGCGGGTCTGGAGTGGTGGCGATCCAAGGTCATCCGAGCCGCGAGGCCAAGGAGCCGACCGAGGGAGACTCTGGTTGGGCCACCCTGGTCACGTTGAACGCTAGTTCGGCGCGCGTTCAGGAAATCAAAGACCTGCCGGGCTGGATCCGTCCGAACGTGACCACCACTGGCACCGGAACCGTGACGGTTAGCCTGCAGGGGGTCCAGTAATGTCGATCCTCTCCAATGTGACCCTGCTGCAGTTGCTGGTCCTGATCGACCGCGACACCGGAACCAAGATCCCGACCACGATCCAGGAGTACGAGCAATCGATCCTGGAGGACGTGTACGGCGAAGATAGCGTGATCGAGGTTTCTTCGGAGCCCGTCGTTCACGAGAGCTTCGACGTCGGAGTGGCATTCGAGAGCTTGGTGGCCAAGTACCGCTCCAACTCCGATGCCGACGCGGCGCGTTCCCGCCTGTTCGGACGTGCGCGTGATCTTGAGCGCTACGTTACCAGCAGACAGGGCGACGTCCCGAAGGGCGGTAGCAAGCCGAAGGGCAAGGGGAAGTCGAAGGCAGCCAAGGCTGGCGAGGCGTCCCTGAGCGATGAGGCAGTCGGCACCCTGCTGGATCAGGACGAGGCGGACGTGGTGGCGGCGCTTGCCGGCCTGAGCGCAGCCGACCTCCTTTTGCTGGAAGCGGCCGAAACCGATGGTCAGTGCCGCGAGGCAGTGCTGGCGGCCATCGATGACGAGTCCGAGAAGCTCAGGGCCTAACCGTCGGCTGGCGGCGGTGACGGCGGCCGGCTGGGGCAACTCGGCCGGCCTTTTTTGCAGGAGAGGGTGATGGCTTGGGTGCCGATTGAAGATGCCACCGGGGTGAACTTCACGTTCACTGGTTCCCTTGCGACGCTGACAGACAGCGTGGTTACAAAAAGCGTGCCGGGTGCATCGGATTGGGGCTTCTCGTCTGGAGGTCTCCAGCAGCGACAGTTCCGGATCACTGCTCTTGAGTTCTCTTCCGGGGCCGGATACACGTCAACCATCTATTTCGGTCCCAACACTGTCGAGAACGCGGCCGCTGATCCAGCGATAGGGTGGAGTCCGTCACCCATCGAGACGGGGATGGTATATGGGTTTGGCTACTGGGGAACGTCCAACGGATTGGATGACTACCAGTTCCTGGTGGAGGTATGGGACGACTCGCCAGACCCGCCTGGTCCGCCTGGAAGCACCTCATACAACTGCGCCTGCGACGACGACTATCCGCGCACCACGCTGAAGGCGATGCGCGAACGCCTGGCGCGCCGCCTCGGGTTCTCGGTGCAGGTGTCGATGAACGCGCTGCCGCCGGGCATGGCCGACCTGCTGGATGACTTCATCCGGTCGGCGCAGGAGTTCCTGTACCGCGAGTACAACGTGTTTCGCATGGAGCGGATCTACACCTGGGACCTGCTGCCGGGTGTCCGCTTCTACGACTTCGCCGCCAACGTGGACGAGTGCGCCAAGCGCATGGACCCGCGCGAGGTGACGTGGGTGGGCATCTCGCAAGGCGCCACGTCGTGGCGCCCGCTGCACTGCGGAATCGATCCAACGATGTACGGTAGCCCATCGGCCGGCATCCCTTCGCATTACGAGATCAGGCAGTGCATCGAGGTGTGGCCTCCGCCGAGTGATGCGACATGGAAACTGCGGATTAAGGGCCATTTCGGCCTGCAGCCGCTGACGGTCGACGCGCACACCACCACCATCGACCCGGAGGCGATCTTCCTGCTGGCGCTGGCCAATGCCAAGGCGCACTACGAACAGCCGGACGCGCGTAACTACGCGAACCAGGCCACGGCCCATGTGCGCCGGCTGATCGCCGGCTCGCACCACACGCGTCGCTACATCCCCGGCACCGGCAATGGCCGACCGACGCCCGTGCGGCCCATTCCCGTGGGTGGCTGGCCGGAGTCCTGACGATGCGCCTCCAGAGCCTATCTGCGGTCCGTGCCGGCATCACCCGCCTGAGGGACAAGGGCGGAGCCTCGCCCGAATCCCTGTTCGACCTGCTCAACGGGTACGTCACCGCTGCGCGCACGATCCGCATCCGGCCTGGGTCGAGGATCGATCAACGCCTGCCGGCCGGCACCAAGGGGTTGGCGTGGTTCAAGGGCCAGCACCTGGTGTTCGCCACGAACGCGCTGGACTCCGGCTCGGAAGACGTTGAGGTCGTCGTCATCCGGCACCCGAACGACCCCAGCATTGGCGTGCGGGATATCCACTTCGCCATGCCGTTCCTCGGCTACCCGTATGCGGTGGCCGAGTTCGAGGACGGGCTGGTCAAGCACTACTGGATCGAGAAGGGCGAGGAGTGGCAACCCAACCACGTCTACCTGCCGGGCGCGCTGATCCGGCCCAGCGCCGGCAACGACGTCGGCATGGTGTACCGCCTGGCCTCCAACCGTGACGGACTGGCGCCGTGGACGGCTGGCGCCGAGCGTGAGCTAGCCGACGAGACGGTGCCTACGCAGGACAACGGGTTCAAGTACGAGGTGATCGCCGCCGAGGGCGCCAACCCGCGCAGCGGCACGGTGGAGCCGCAGTGGCCGGCTGAGACGGACGCCGTTGTCCACGAGGACGCAGACAGCGCGCCCTCGCCCAGCAGCACCGACCCGAATGCCCCGCAGGTGCCGCCGTCCGTGGAGGAGCGCTACGGCCGCCTCCGGCAGGGCGAGAACAACATCCAGGCGCTTTGACCATGACGGCCCAGTGGAGTCCCAGCACCCTGTACGAGCCTGGCGCGCTGGTCGTGCCGCGCACGCAGCCCGCCGCCGGTCCTGTGGCGATCCCGAACGCCGGGTTCGAGGATGGGAATACGGGAGGCTGGACGATCCCAACCGGAGCTGTCCTATCGACCTATCGGTTTGCTGGCAACTACGCCTTGCAGTTCAACGGCACCGCTGGCGTGGTGCGTTGCGAAATGGCCGCGCCTGCCTCGGTACGGCCCGGAACCACGATCAACGCCAGCTGCATGTACCACCAGGGCGGCGCCGATAGCGGCCACAACAAGGGTCGGGTGGTGTTGATCTGGTACACCGCTGGCGGCGTCCAGATCGGAGAGCCGAGCCGGGGCAACGAGATCACCTCGGGCAGTGGTGGGGGCGGGTGGAAAAGGAGTTCCTTGACGGCCACTGCACCGGCGGGCGCGGCTAAGGTGGCCATCGGCTGCGAGGTCAACCGGGACCGGAGCCAAGGAAGCAACGTCGATCAGTTCGCATGGGACCTGGCCAGCAGTGTGGACGATGGTCTGGCCTATCGCGCTGTGCAGGCCAGCGTGGGCCTGAGCGCCGGCACCGAGCCTGTCTGGCCGGGCGTGCTTGGCATGCAGGTGGTCGACAACGAGGTGACGTGGGAGGCGGTCTACGCCACCCGGGTGACCTGGAAGGCGATCCCGCTGTACGTGAGCGGTGCTACCGAGCCGGCGTGGCCGACAGATGCTGACGGTATGGTGCGCGACGGCACCGTGGACTGGCGCACCGCCGCGCGCATGGTCGAGGACGAGAACTGCCCGAACAGCAAGATCGTGGCCATTGCCGCGAGCAAGGTGTTCGCGGGCGACGGGGACATTGCGCCCTACAGCGCCACGGTCAACCCGCTGGACTGGTCCACGCCGGAGGACGCCGGGTTCCTGCCCACGGGCTTGCAGAACTATGGCTCCAACCCGGTGGAGGCGCTGGCGCTGTATCGCGGCAACCTGGTCGCGTTCAACGCCGAGGCCTTCCAGCTCTGGCAGGTGGACGAAGATCCGGCGAACATGGCGCTGGTCGATGCCTTGCCCATCGGCTGCACGCACCACCATGCCACCGCGCCTGTGTCCAACGACCTGTTCTTCCTGTCCACGCAGGGCGTGCGCTCGCTGAGCATCACCGCCAATAGCACCAACTACCAGGCCGGTGATGTGGGCATGCCCATCGATGCGCTGGTGCAGGCGGCGATCCAGCAGGCCAAGGACAACGGCGACCCCGAGCCCATGGCGCTGTACTACCCCGCGATGGGCCAGTACTGGCTGATGTTCCCGAGGCTCGGCCACGGTGGCGGGGAGGGCGGCGAGGATGAGGTTGCGGCCGAAACCCACGTGTTCGTCTATTCGATGACCGGATCGGTGGGCGCCTGGTCGCGCTACATCTTCCCGTTCGAGGTGACCGACTGGTCCATCGGTGGCGACAACCTGTACCTGCGCTCGGGCGATTTCATCCACCGTGTTGACCCATCCGTACTAGGCGATGAGATCAGCAATGGCGGGGAGAGTTCAGAGATCGTCCCGTTCCCCGGCCTAATCCAGTGGCCGTGGCTGGACTTCGGCCAGCCGGGCGTGACGAAGATGCTCTGCGGGTTCGACATCGTGGGCGAGGGCGCGGTGTCGGTGTCGTTCGGCTTCGATCAGCGCAACGCCGGGATGTTCACGCCGCCCTGGACGGTGGTACCGGACACCGTGCCCGGCCAGGTGATCCCGATGCCACTGGCCGCCCCGTCGCTGGCGGTTCGCTTGACCTACGACGGCACCGAGACGTGGCAGTGGAACGCCTTCGGCCTGTATCTCCAAGACCAACGGCCCATGGCCTGATGTCCGTTGAACGTCAACGTCATTGAACGACCCTATCCAAATGGCCCGCCTTCCTTCCAATGCGATCCCTTGCCGGCCCGCGCACCTGCTGTACCTGGCCGAGGGCATGCGCTTGGACGAGCGGGCGCAATTCCTGGCCGTCACCGGGCTGGAGGCGTTCTCGGTCGATGCCGCTTCCGCGTACCTGATCGCCACGGCTGACGTCTCGCAGGGGTTCGCCATCACGGTGCTGACCGACGACAACCTGCCGGCCGCCGCGGGCGGGTTCCAGCCTGTGGCGCCGGGCGTGTGGTCGGCCTGGATGGTCGGCACGACCGAAGGATGGGCGCAGCAGTGGCGCAGCCTGACCAAGGCCACGCTGTGGCTGATGGATCGGGTATTCGAGACCGGCGCCCACCGGGTGCAGACCTGCGCACTGACCAGCCGGGAGAAGGCCATCGAGTGGTTCGAGCGCTCGCTGGGGTTCAAGGCCGAGGGCGTGCAGCGCCACTTCGGCATCCGGGGCGAGGACATCGCCCAGTTTTCGCGCCTTCGAGGTGAATGATGGGCAGCAGCAAGAACAAGGCCGCCGACCAGGCAGCCGCCGCCGAGGCGCAGCGCACGGCCAACATCAACAGATCGGTGCAGTCGATCAACGCGGCCTACGATGATCCGCGCCGACAGGCCGACATCGCCGACTTCCTGGGTGCAACGCGCAGCTTCTACCGCCAGAACCTGGACCGGGAGAAGGCGGTGCAGGACCGCAGCCTCAAGTTCGCCCTGGCCCGTAGCGGACAGACGGGCGGCTCGCTGGCTGTGGATCAATCCCGCCGACTGGGCGAGCAGTACCTGTCCGGGGTGCTGAGCGCAGATCGGCAAGCGCAGGCGCAGGCCAATGCACTGCGGGATGCAGACGAGCAGAGCCGGCTGGGGCTGATCTCGCTGGCGCAGGGTGGGGGCGATCTAACGTCGGGTGCGTCGCGCGCTGGACAGTCGATGCTGGCGAACATGACCGGCGCCAGCGCCCAACGCAACGCCGATTTCCTCGGCAGCGTGTTCGGCGGGACGGCCGGCTTCTACGAGAACAGCAGGAACGCTGCGGCGGCACGTCGAGGTCAGAACGACGTGCGCCAGTGGCTCTATGGAGGTGGGTGATGGGTATCGGATTGGGATTGAACCTCGCTGGGGCGGGGCTGGATTACCTCAACAAGCGCAAGACGGCCAAAGCGCAGGGCCGCATCTTGGCCGAGCAGACCGCGCAGCAAGCCGCGCGCCAGGCCGAGGCTGACCAGGCCATTGCCGGGCTTCTGGCCCAGCGCGCCGGGTCGAGCGCGGCGCCGCTGCGTGGCGCCATCGGCGATGAGTACCTGGGTCAGGTGCTTGCGGCCATGCCCAACGCAACGCCCGGCCTGAACCAGGTAGGCGCGCTGAGCAATGCCTACCGGAACATGGCGGGTGCGGCGGCCACGGGCGTGGGCGACTACGGCACGCGCATGGCCAGCCTGATGGCGCGCATGGACGCCCCGACCCGGCAGCGGGTGCAGGAGGGCCAGCAGGAGGATCGGCTGCGCTCCACGCTGGGCCTGATCGGCCGGCAGTCCGACAGCGACCGCTATCTGGCCGAACTGCGCCTGCGCGGCGTGAAGCCCAACCCGTGGATGTCGGCGGCTTCGTCGCTGCTGGGCGCGGCCGGTAGTGCGGTGGGCTCGCGCGCGGGTGGCGGGTTCGGATCTCCTGGCGCCGGTGGCGGCATGGGGCAATTTGGAAACAACCAGAACTGGATCGGCGATCCGTCGCTGTGGGGAGGCTGAGATGGCAGACGGATGGTCTGAACTGGGTCGAGTTCTGGGCGGCGGAGTGAACACCGACGACGCCTACAGCCGCGGCGCCACGCGTGCAGCGCAGTTGGAGGGCCTGATTGCCGATGCGCAGATGAAGCGGAACAAAGCGCAGGCGCAGGCCCAGATGGCAGGCGCGCTGGCGAAGATGGGCGACGACCCGAACCTGGCGACGGTGTTTGCCTCCGGGTATGACCCGCGCCAGCTCTCGGGCTATCGGGGCGACGTACAGGAGCAGGTCTTCCGTGGTGACGCCGTGGCGCGGGCCCTGGCTGGCGACTTTACTGGCGCCAATGCCAACCTGTTTGGCGTTGCCAGCGGTCCGCAGGCGCTGGCGACGGTGGAGGGGCAGAACCTGATCGCAAACCGCTTTGCGGAAGGTGGCGGCGGCGTGACCACGACCGAGCAGGGTCGGGCCGGCGCGGCTGCTGATTACGCGCGTGCGGACTCAAGCCGAGCGTCCGCAGCATCGAGCTACGCCAGCGCTGCTCGAACGAGGCAGGCGGCGGGCATTGATGCCGCCAGGTTTGGCCTTGAGCGATCCGGCCAATGGAATCCGGGCGGGAAGCCGGCGGCAACTGGTGGCGGCGGCGGCGAGAAGCCGCTTCCGGTGGCGGCCCTCAAGCCGCTGCTTGAAATCGAGGATGCCCTTGGTGGCACCCAAGTCATGTCGGACATCATCGGCAAGCACACGCGTCGGATGAAAGAGGGCTCCCTCGTCATCTCTCCGTGGGACGCCCTGATGGCTAAGGGCCGAACCGCTGCTGGCATCGCCAGCGACAACGACGTGGCAATCAACGAGTGGAACGCTGACAAGACCAAGATCGTCAACGAGTCGCTCCGACTGAACAAGGGCGTCCAGACAGAAGGCGATGCCCAGCGTGCCGCGAACGAGCTGATGGCAGCCAATGACGAGGCCACCGCAACTCGGGCTCTTGAGCGCCTTGCCGAGATCAACGCCCACGCCGTCCAGTTGCAGGTTCGCAAGCGCGATTTGATCAATACCAACTATGGCAGGGCTCCGACCCAAAGCCTGGGGGATGTGTTCGGAGGTCAGGCGCCGGCGGCTGGCGCTGCTGTCCAGAGGGCCAGGAACCCGAGCACTGGGCAGACCATGGTCCTCGTCAACGGCCAGTGGGTGCCCGAATAATGGCGACGAACACAACAATTCCACCGCTGCCCCCAGGGTTCGTCCTGGATCCGCCTGCTCAGCAGCAGGGCATTCCGCCGCCGCCTCCTGGCTTTGAGCTGGAGGCTCCAGCGCCTCGCGCGGACTTTTCTCGCGTTCAGGGCGGGATTCGAAGCACCGAAGCGAACACGGCTCGGGATGGTTGGGAGCGCGGATTGAAGCGCGACATCGCCATGGGTGGCCGCTCCGTCATCCAGGGTATCGGCTCGCTTGTGGGCGCTCTGGGTGGCGACGCCTTCAACCGCTTCCTCGTGCCCGGCGATCAGCCTAGCTACCGCGATGCGGCTGCTGCATTCGCTAATGACCTTGGGTTGCCATCGCCGGAGACGTCGCGGGAGCGAGTGATGGGCGGCATTGGCGAGGCTCTGGCGGGGGCCGGCGCCACGTTGGGCATCGGTGGGGCACTGAACGCTGGCCGCACCGCCTTGACCGCGCCATCCGTTCGCACGGCCGCTGCCGATGTGCTGACCGCCCAGCCTGGACTGCAACTGGCCAGCGCCTTTTCAGGGTCCGGCGCGGGATCGATCGCGCGCGAGTCTGGCGCGGGCGAGGGTGGCCAGTTGGCCGCAGCGCTGCTGGGAGGGCTGGCGCCCGGCGCTGTTTCTGCCGGCACCCCGATGGCTTTCAGGGGAGTGTTGCGCGGCGGGGAGACGAACAGGGCGAACTTGGAAAGGGCTATTTCCGATTTCAGTGCTTTGGGCGGCGCAACGCCGACCGTGGGCCAGGGCACGGGTAGCCGGCTGCGCCAGGGAATGGAGAGCCTACTCGGCGCAAGTCCAGCTGCTGGAGGTGTGATGGCACGTGCCGGTGAGCGACAGGGTGAGCAGATCGGTGCCGGCCTGAACACCTTGGCCCGCAGCATGTCCCGAAATCCGACCGCAGAAGGCGCAGGTCGCGCTATTCGCGAGGGAGTGGATGAGTTCTCTGCCGGCGTCCGCACGCGCCGCCGCGAGTTGTACAACCAACTGGACAAGCACGTCCCACCTGACTCGCAGGTGGCGCTGGCGCGGACGCAGCAGGCCTTGGCTGACCTGACCACTCCGGCCGCTGGCGCCGAGGCGACCACGGGGGCGCTGGTGAACCCGATGCTCAAGTCGCTGGCGGACAACATTGCCCAGGACCTGGCGGCCGGGCAGGGCGGGCTCCCATACGATGCCGTGAAGGCAATCCGGTCCCGCATCGGGGACGAAGCATTCTCTTTCACGTTGTCCCCGGACAAGCCGACCGCCCAGCTTCGTCAGGTGTACGGCGCACTCACGGCCGACATGGAGGACTTGGCGCGCGCTGCCGGTCCGGCGGCTGAGCAGTCTGTGCGACGCGCCAACACCTACTACAAGGCCAGCCAGAAGCGCCTGGAGCTGCTTGAGCAGGTCGTGGACAAGAACGGCGGCCCGGAGCGGGTATTCCAAGCCGCAATGGCGGGTACGCGCGATGGCGCGACTGTGCTGCGCTCAGTCATGCGCTCTCTGCCAGAGGACGCGCAGAAGGACGTAAGCGCAGCGGTCATCCGTCGCATGGGCCTTGCCAATCCGGGCGCACAGGACGCGGCTGGTGAGACGTTCAGCGCGGCCACGTTCCTGACCAACTGGAACAAGCTCAGTCCAGAGGCGCGCGCGACGCTATTCAACCGCTACGGCGCGGACATGAGCGAGAACATCGACAAGATCGCCAAGGTTGCCGAACGGATCAAGGAGGGGTCGGGCGTGCTACGGAACCCGTCTGGGACCACGGCGCAGATGGCCGCGCTTGGATACTACGGCAGCCTTGGGGTTTCGCTAATGACTGGGAATATCCCTGTATTTGCGAAACTGGCGGTAATTGGCGGAGGCGCGAACGTTGCGGCCAGGCTGTTCACCAACCCCTACTTTGTGGGTTGGCTTGCGAAATCTACGCAGATGCCAGTTGGGTCGCTTCCTGCGCAGATCAACGTCCTCAAGCGAATTGCTGCAGAGGGGAAAGACGATGATGTGGCGGAGTTCGCCTCAGCGCTAGAAGATGCGTCGCAGGAAGCCGGAGAGATCGAACAATAGGGAGACGGCGCATACCAGGACGATCCCAAGCACGAGCATTCCACCCCACCCGAATACGATGTCGTGCCACCACTTAGTGGGGAAGCGCGCCTCAAGTTCGCGTTTCCGATCAGCACTCTTAATCTCCGCCCACGCCTTCTCAGGCGAGTAGCCCGTTCCCTGCCAGCGCGGATCGTCGGTCATGGGGTGTCCTTAGAGCCAGCCAAAGCCACGGGCCATGACGCCGGCCAGGCCGAGGGCGACGAAGATGATCGCGCCGAACAGTACGCGAAAATCCTGCTTGGTGTCCGAGCGCAATTCCCGGATATCGGCCTTCATCTCCGACAACTCACGGAGGATGTGTTCGCAGGTGCTTTCCAGCTTGGCGACCCGGGCTTCCATCCCTCCATCATGGGGTGGACCTCCACCTGAGACAAGGGGAGGCCCTGCGGCCTCGTTGGTGAAGCCGATGCCCCGCTTGGCGACGTTACTCATCGGCCGCCGCCTCGGGGTTCTCGTCCAGCCATTGCTGAACGCCGCCTCGCACCAATGTCCACAGTGTTCCGCAGTTCGAGCACGACAGGGTGAGTAATGGGGTTTGGGTGTCCGCCGCCACGCCGTCGATCCCGTTGTGTTGCCCAACCATGCCCAGTTGCCTCGCCGTGTCGTGCAACTCCCAGCGTCCCTCGCCGCAGCGCAGGCAACTGGCGTTCAGATCCTTGGCCACGCAGAACCGGTGGAACTCCGCCCCTGAGATGTAGCGGGGCTTGAGGATGATCGGCGCCATTTCGCTCCCCAGCGTGTGGCTGCCGATCCTATCACCGGGCGGGGCGGCGGCAGGAGCGCAAGCATGTTGACATGGTGTGTATCGTGTGTATAATCACAGTCCATGAAGAGTTCGGACCTAATCAAAGAACTGGAGGCGGCCGGATGGCAGCTTGATCGCGTTCGCGGCTCGCACCACACCTACAAGCACCCGCAGAATCCGAACATCATCACTGTTCCGCACCCCAAGAAAGACTTGGGTAGGGGGTTGGTCGCCAGCATCCGCAAGGCTGCTGGCCTGCAATAAGGAGGCAATTATGAGATATCCCGCCATGATCGAAGCCGGCGACGAGAACACCGCTTGGGGTGTTGTTGTTCCGGATCTTCCGGGTTGCTTCTCGGCTGGCGACACGCTGGACGAGGCGATGGTGGCCGTAGAAGAGGCGGCTGCCGCCTGGATCGATGCGGCTCTGGACGCTGGCAGAGAAATCCCCCGCCCGTCGTCTGTGCAGGCCGCCAGCGCCGATTACGCCGGCTGGATTGTCGCGTTCGTCAATGTCGATCCGGCACTCCTGGATGACGCGGTTGAGAGGATCAACATCACTCTGCCGCGCCGTGTACTGGCTCGCTTGGACGCCAAGGCGAGGGACGCTGGCGAGTCCCGCTCCAGTTATATCGCGCATATGGCCGTCGGCTGACCCTTACGATCAAAATTTGATCAACACGAACCCCGCTCCGGCGGGGTTTTTCGTGTCTGCCCCTCCGTTGAACGTCGCGCCAGTCCCGGCAGCATGTCGGAAACCCGGAGACAGCCGACAGTGAAAAGCGAAGCCGCCGAAGCCACAGCCGCCGCAATTGCCCACAAGGCCACGTTCGTCGGCGGTGGCACCGCGTTCTGGGGCGGGATCACGGCCAACACCGTGGCGGCCCTTGGCGGCCTTCTGGTCGCGCTCGTTGGCCTGTCAGTGCAGTGGTACTACAAGCACAAGGAGGATCGGCGCCGGGACGAGCTTCACCGGCGCCGGATGAATGATCTGCTGCGGGGCTACGAGGATGATCAGGATGTCTGAGCAGCAGCCCAGCATCCAGAGCGTCGGCCTGGCCGCTGCGCCGGTGCGGGTCGCGGTGACGGCGCTGGCCCTGAGTCTGGCCGGCATCGCGGGCTGGATCGCGCGCGAGGGCGACAGTCCGGTGGTGTCGGTCGAGGGTGAGGAGCGCATGGCGCCGCACATCCCGACCCAGGGCGACGTGCCGACCATCGGGCACGGCTCCACGCGCTACGAGGACGGCAGGCCGGTGCGGTTGACCGATCCCCCGATCCCTCGGAAGCGGGCCGAGGCGCTGGCGCTGGCGCTGCACGACGAGGAGGCGGTCAGGTTCAGGGCTTCGCTGCCAGGAGTGGAACTGACGCAGGGCGAGTTTGACCTGTACCTGGACTTCACAGGCCAGTACGGCATCGGCAACTGGCGTGGGTCATCCATGCGGCGTGAGTTGCTGGCGACCGTGGGCGTGCCGATGGAGAAGGCAGCGGTTCACTACAAGCGCGCCTGCGCCGCGCTGCTGCGCTACCGCTACGCTGCGAAGTACGACTGCTCCACCCTGGTCAACGGCAAACCGAACAAACGGTGCTGGGGTTCCTGGGAGCGGCAACTGGAACGCCATGCGAAGTGCGTGGCGGAGCAGGGCGGCTGATGTTCTTCCCCGGCCTGCTGATTGGGATCTTGATCGGCCTGTGCCTGTCGTCGGTCCTGCGCATCATCCAAGAGAGGCTGTGGCCATGAACCTCGATCCGTTTCGCCCTTACGCCGACCTGATCCGCTGGGGCCTTACGCTGCTGGTGGCCGGCCTGCTGGTGTTCGGTAGCCACAAGTGGGGCGCCCACACGTGGGAGGCCAAGTACGTCGCCGAGGTGGCCGCCCACGCCGAGACCAAGGGCGTGCATGCCGCGCAGACCAGGGCGCTCGCCGACGCTACCGCCGCCGTCGCGGCCAAGGCCAAGCGCGCTTCCGAAACCGTCGCGCGTGAACGCGAAGCCATTGACCAGAAGTTCAAGGAGCAAACCCGTGAAGCCGAACGCCGTGAAACTGCTCTGCGCGCTGACCTGCGTCGTGGTGCTGTCCGCCTGCAGGAGCGCTGGACCTGTGATCTGCCCGGCACCGCAGCCGGTGGTGCTGCCGGCCATGCCCGACAAGCCGACGCCGCAGGGCGCTTCGGTAGCGCGGCAGCAATTGTTGCAGCAGGCGACACCGACGCCGCAGTGATCGAGTGGCTGTGGGAGTCCTGGCAGGCCGACCGCCGCGCCCTGATTGAAGCCGGCTACGCGGTGGAAGCGCCGGAGTAGCCCGGTGAAGATCAAGCTCAAGGACCAGCTCAACCGCGTCGTTACGTTCGACCCGGACGCGGGCGCGACCGTGGGCCGGAACCTGCGCTGGCCCAATGGCCAAGTGGTCACAGAGGCCGAGCTGCGCAACGTCGGTCAGCCTGCCGGCGCGGCGCTTGGCTCGGGTGTCGCGACCGCCGCGTCCACGCTCTGGCGCCTGATCCGAGAGATACCGGCCAACATCCAGGCACTGGCTGGGCTGAGCGGCACGGGCGTGCTGCGCCGCACGGGCGACTCCACGTTCGACACGGCCGCCACGACGGACGACGTGCCCGAGGGCGGCAACCTCTACTTCACCAACACCCGTGCCGATGCCCGCGCCGCGCTGGCGGTAGCCGCGCACGTTGCCGAGCCCAACCCGCACCCGCAGTACATCCTCGCCGCCGCACTCGCTGGGCTGGTCGATGCAGTGGATGACGCTGCGGCAGCAGGCCTCGGCGTCCATGTTGGCGCCATGTACCGCAACGGCTCCGTCCTGATGATCCGAATCACCTGAGGAGAACACCATGTCCGAACTCATCGCCGCAACCACCGCAGCCGCTACGTCGGCCGACTTCACCCTTGCCGCTGGCGAGAGCGCTACCGTGTTCATGACCGACGGCAACGGCGGCTCGGTGTTCGGCCAGGCCGAGGTGCAGATCAAGTCTGCCTCCGGACAGTACTTCACCGTCCCCGGCGGCACGCTCAACGCCTCCAACGGCGGGGTCAAGATCACGGCAGCCGGAACTTACCGCGTGGTCAAGTGGGCTTCTCAGGAAGCCACGGGCGTGGACAAGGTATGAGCATCAACCGCCCGATCATCGGCTCACTGGTTGAGCCGATCATTCAGGGGATGGATACGGGCGGCGGCGGGGGTCCTGCTGTGTTTCGATTGGTCGGCAGCCACCCTCCTGCCACCGTAGGCGTCGCGTACTCGTGGAAGCCGACCGCGCTCAATGGCGTCGCGCCGATTACGTTCGCGCTGACGGGCGATCTGCCTGATGGGCTGTCGTTCGATACCGACGATGGCGAGATCCACGGCACGCCAACGGAGGTGTGGAGCGATGGCTTCACGATCACGGCGACCGACGACACCAGCGCCGAGGCGGTGCTGCACCGAACGCTCATGGTCAACGCGACGGTTCCAGGTGCGCCGACCATCGGCACTGCAACTGCAGGCAACGCCGAGGCATCGGTGGCGTTCACCGCGCCAGGTAGCGACGGCGGAAGCGCGATCACCGGCTACACGGTCACGTCTGACCCGGGCGGCATCACCGCCAGCGGTGCAAGCTCGCCCATCGTCGTCTCCGGCCTGACCAACGATACCGAGTACACGTTCACCGTGACCGGGACCAACGCCGTAGGCACGGGACCGGCCAGCGCTGCGAGTAACGCGGTTACCCCTAGTTCGACACCTCCGCTCACCGAACAAGTGCAGGCGCTGTACGTCAAATACAGCGCCTCCGGCAGCATGCTTGACCTAACGGACGCTAGCACGCTGTTCCAGAACAGTAACGGGACTGGAGTGGTAGCGAATGGCGATCCAGTCGGATACGCGGCTGACCTGAGTGGGAGTGGAAACCCAGCGAAGCAATCGACGGCCAGCTATCGTCCAGCGTACAGCCCGAGCGGCGTACTCTACGACGGCGTGGACGACGGATTGGTATGCGAGCTTTCGCCGACTGGTGGGTACCGCATATACATGGCGGTAGCCGTCAAGGCCCGCGCAGCGGTTTCCTACCTCTTTGATACGCGCGAGACGGGGGACTCGACGTTCCCCGGGTTCGTCTACAGGAACAATAACAATCCGATGGATGGGGGAGGGGTGACTAATCTGTTCGAGCCTGAGCCCATCGCTCCCAACAGTGGCACGCCGTCGATGCTGGACACCGGCTATGCCGTCACCCAGACATCCACTCGCCTCTCCCTGGGTTGCAGGTTCTCGCCTGGAGACGACCCAGTGATTGGACATATCCGCAGGGTTGTTGCGATCAATGCGAGTCCATCTGTTGATGATGTTGCGCTCATCCGTCAATGGCTTATGGAGGGCGTATGAACCTCGTCGCCATCATCCCCGCTCAATACCTTCTCGCCACGAACGCAGCACTAGCGACACAAGGTTTCGGCCCCTCAAATTTCAGTGTTCAGTGCTTCGAGAGCGGCCGAGCCAGCCACGCAGCCCTGCACGCATGGCACGACGCAGCGTTTGAGGCGGCAGTCACTGCACTACCGCACGTTGCCTACGACATTGGCACAGGCGACCCCGTAGCCCATACGCGCTCCCTGATCGATGCACAAGGCGCTAAGTGGGATGCGGATGCTGCGGAGCTTCCCAACACCGGCAACGTCACGGCGGGCAGCCTGTGCCGCTATGGGGAATCGCTGTGGTACGTCATCCAGACGCACAACCGCAGCACCTATGGCGGCGATCCCGCGCAGTACCCAGCACTCATGCGGCGGGCACGCAGGCCGGGCGTGGCTGAACCGTGGACGCAGCCGCTGGATTCTCTGGATGCCTACAAGTTAGTGAACCCGTTCACGGGCGAAGGCGACCTCTGCACCTATGCCGGCAAGACGTGGCGGGTGTCGCAGGCTGATGGAGCGGGGAACAACGTCTGGACGCCGGGACAGTTCGGCTGGATCCAGATGCAGTGACCGCCGTCCTCGCCTTCCTGCCCTGGGCCGCCATCGCTGCTCTGCTGATCGTCGGGGCCATCATCTACCCGGAGGAATCGTGACCCACAAGTTCAACACTCAGCGAAAGTTCGGCGAGGCCCAGTGCTACGTCCACGCCGTGATCGACGGCCG